AAGACCTCAATTTTGGATTATTAGACCTATCTCACCCTATTATACCCAATATAACAGCCAATTACTTCTTCTTACCCTCTTTACCTTTATTACTCTTTTTACTTACTTTTATCTCTTTTTTCTCTTTATTCGATACTTTAGAAGCATATCCAAGCATCTGAAGTAAACCAGACCAATCATTTCTCGAAACTAACTTTGATCTCTCCACCATCTACCCCTGATATTTCTAATTGATCTTTATTACCATATACTCTTGGTGCTAGCTTGCTTGCTCGGAAGGTTTGAAGGTTTATGTGATGTCGCATCATGTTTACATAGTCTCTGTTTGTACGGCCAGCTTTGTTTTCTTCTTTTGACTCGGCCAATGCTTTCTCGGATAGTTCTGTCGTCTCCGCCATCATCCATTCAATGCCATCTGCTTTGCTTTCAGTGTATCTCTTACGAAGATCAGGATAGTCAGGATTGTTTAGCCATTGTCTAAATGACTCCCAGTGAACGTCGTGTTTCTTTAATGCTTTTTTAATACTGACTCCATGCGCCAATTCATTCATTATCTTATCAATTAATTCTTCTGAATATTTGCTTGGTCGTCCTGTTTTTTCCATTTACTGTCCATATGTTGACTACAATACCATGTATGCATGTAATCATTACTAAAGATGCCTATATCTCCACAGATATGACATTTTTGATGTTCTTGTTGTTGTTCTCGGGTTTTTTCAAAAAACCACATTCCACTAATGTACTGTTTGACTCTGCGTTTCACCATGTAAGGCTAAAAGTTGATTAGAAAAGAGATTTGCTTCGTCATGGCTGGCAAAACCGACAATTCTGACCAAAACCGCTGGTTCTTCATCATTTGTCTCCCTCATTACTGTAAATTGTAAATTGTCTGGGTCGAAGAAAAGCATTTTTTAGTAAATCCTCTGTATCTCGTAGTTTTAAGTGTCTTTGGGCCCTTAATCTGTTGTATAAGTGCACAATGTAGTCTTTTGACGTGTCGGCATAGTCAGAAACTAATTTTATGTCCTCGCTGGACATCCAATCAACGGCTTGCTGTCTAATTTTGCGATTTTGGTAATTTACCTCAGAAAATAACCCTAATGCGTCTGTAATAGCTTGGATAATCACTGACCGCCAAAGTTTGATCTCTGGTGTCATATTTTCCTTAATTTTGAACGTAATTATAGTGTTAACAACGTTTTACCTTAGTTCTGCAACGTTTGTAACCCCTACATTTATAGAACATTCACTTTTTTTATATTATTGTTTGACATATAACATTGTTACATACTATAACAGTGTTATGAATAAATTTAAGTTAAAATCTAGTATGGAAGATAAATATTTAATTATGATGAAAGAAAAAAATCAAAAAAATTTTTATAAAGTTAATCGTCATGGTTTTAGATATAAAATTCATTGGAGTGAACACAAAGATAATATTAAAAATGAAAATTTTGAAACTTGGACTAATGAAGAAGCAAAAAAAGTTATTGCTACAATATTAAATTATCCAATGTTTAAAAGTATGCAAGAAGAAGGTAAAATTTTTGAGTTTAAATTAAAAAAGGTGGCTCAATAATGAGCCATCTAAAACAAAAAGGAGAAAACCGATGAGTGCATATCAAGTAGATGAAAGAGTATTAGCTGATGTTTTAAAAGCTGTTAATTTAGCTGGCAGACATGGTAGAGAATACAAAGGTGTTGAACAATTTAAAGATAAAGCAAAAGATGATGCTAAATCTTTTGTGCAGGACCTTATTAATTGGAATAGATATAGTTTAAAACAGCGTTATTCTAATGCTGAAACATTATATTTTGATATAAATATTGATAAAGTAATTGCTCAAGCTAATGCATTAATGAATGGAAGTAATAAAGGGCAATTATTAAAAAGCATGGAATGTTATTCTTATCAATCATGTGAAGGTGATAGCACAAAAAAAGATTGGTATAAGATTTTAGATAGTATTAAAGATCAAGTAGCTTACGAATTAGCACATGAACATTCATTATATACTGTTGCTAAATGGTAGATTGGATAAAGGTAATTTGTGAATTTACAATTTGGGTTGCTTTTACTTGCTGTTTTATTTTTATTATATCTTTTGTGATCTAGGGCCTTCGGGCCCTACTTTATTTTAAAATACTCGATAAGAGTATCTAAACCTTCTCTTAATTTATTTATCTTACGTCCTACTGATTGATCATTAACACAACAATCCCAAATAATACTTTGATGTTGTATAGCAAAACGTAATGCATCATGTAACTGCTGGTAGGTATCTATTTTATCAACGGTAATACTTTCTTTCCCTGAATGTACCATAGCTAGGAAGCTAGTATAATTTGGTGTTACTCTCTCCTGAATGTTTGACCTGTCGGCTAAATCTCGAATTCTTGCTCCAGCTAAATATCGTTTGTCGTTACTTTCTCTGTTGATTGGATTTAATAATTTTCTACGTTTGTAGACTACGAGTATGTGATCGTCGATGCGTTGTAAGTGTCGTTGTCCTTGGCTTGGATAAACGACGTGAAATTTAGCGTTATCTACAGAACGAATTAAAACATTATGTTTATCATCTTTAATTAATTGACTGGACCCAAAATCAGATAATTCAACTTTTTTCTTTTTTCTTTTTACCATGCTTTAAATTCTTCCTCGGTGATTAAATTTTCTGCTTTCATTCGGTGAACCATGTCATCACTAATCGCTGTACTTCTCATTCCTTTTTTAACCCAAGGTACCCACCTTAAATAAGCATCATCTTTTTTCATTGGAATAAATTCACTTTCAGGTTCAGACATTGTATAATTTTCCCATCGCTTTTGATTAATCCATGTTGCTACCATCGGAACACCTAAACTTTTACTTTGTTGAAAAGCAGAAAAATCATTGTAGGTATCTTTAACTTTTTTTAATAATTCAGGGTCTTTCGTATTTTTAAAAAATGTCTTAGCTTTAACGGTACTACCTTTATTTTTTCCGACGTAATTAAATGACTTCCACCACTCCTCAAAAGCCTTTTCATCAATAGTATTATTTCCTTTATTATATCCTTTATTATGTTTGTTATCGGTTGGCGTATCGGTTGGTGTATCTTGATACTTGTCATAATGGCAGATTGTAAGGATGTCTGGCGTATCGGCTGGTGTATCGTTTGGTGTATCGGTTGAAATCGTCGAAAATTTTTTTAGTTTATCTAAAAACCGCTGAACTTTTGATTTATCCCAACCCCATGCTTCTGCCATGTAAGTTAAGGAGCAACACAATTGACCACGTTTTAAAAAAATAGTTTTATCTTTTATGCGGTACACTCTATCAATAAAGCTAGCTTCTAATAGTAACCACATAAATGCACCCTTCTCACAAAACTCTTGTCCTCGTTTTTGTAATGCAGGATGATATAAAATACTTCTATCTATTTTGATGTAGCCATTCATAGAATTCGTATTGTCCTTTTTTTATAACGTTGATAGGTTAACCATCCTCTATCTTTTAAACACATAATGTATCTTGCAACTTCAGATTTATTCTTAAATCCTGCACCATCTTTAATTTCTTCAAAACTAGGTGCAGAAGAATTGGATTGTATAAAATCAGTAATAAACAATAAAACTCTTTTCATATTCTTTGTTAAGGGTATTTTTTGCATATTATGATCACAGTTTGGGCATTTCACGTTAAACTTTCTAAGTCCTAATTTAATTATTGTTGGAAAAGTGGGAAAATCTTATCCAATATTTGACAAAATATATTTTTAAATAAAATTGTCAAATTATCTTTACATTGTAAAAAAGTGTCTATAAATAAAATGTTTGTAAACATTTATGAATTGAGGTAGTTTTTTATGCAAATGAAACTGTTAAATCAAAAAAAATATTTAATTAATTTAAATGCGTTAGTTAAAGATAAAGGTCATTCCCCAGCAGGCAGAACATTATCTGTGCTTACTGCTGATGCACCAACAGGTTATGGTTCAATGTCTCATCAAACTATTGCATCAATTTTAAAAGGCACTACTGATGTAAAGTTTTCACAGCTTCAAGAACTAGCTAGAGTTTTAGAGGTTAAAGTAAATCAAATTATTAGTGATAATATTGTCAAAGCAGAAATTATTGAAAAGTTTGATTATAATAAATCTCATTTTGTACCCAGAAATTACGATGAGCCAATAGAAGTTATTTATTTTTTAAATAATGCGTATTTAAAACCAACACAAAAAGCATTTTTTTGGGGTGCTTACAAAGGTAATGAAATTCCTGCGTTTTCTCTTATTGATTTTGACCACAAAGATTGGGTTAATGATAAAGATTTAAGAAAAAGATTAATTAATGTTGATTGTTTTGTTCAAAGAAAAGCAAATAATATGTTTTATTATGGTCAAGTTTTAGAATTTAATAAAGATGGTTCTTGCGTGTTTCAATGGTGGAAAAGCAAACACATAAACAGAGACGATTTAAAATTTAAAGAACATGGCAGAATGGTATCTTACAAAGATATGTGGGTTAATGAGTTTGCATTAATCAAAGATTGTGAATTTAATGCTATTTATCCACGAATAACTACACACACCCTATTTGACGAAGATTATAAAATAGAACAAATTGCTATATAACTTTACATTGTCAAAATAACTTGACAAATCTATTTCATATAATTAATTGTTTATAAACATTAAGAAACATAAGGTTTTTTGATGGGTTACTAATTGCTAAAAATAATAAAGGGGTAGCGTCAACTACCCCTTAAACAAAAAGGACCAAGACCGATGAAATCTAAATCCCAAGAAACACCTATCACACATGATAAGTTTTTACAAATACAGGGTATTAGAACACGACTCGATTTAATCTATAAAGAAATAAATAGATTACACCTTGAATGTCCTCAAGGTAATTTAAAAAAACAATTTGGTGAAATCCATGACACAGGCATTGATATGCTTGATAACTTAGATGACATTATAGAAAAAAGAATTCCAATTGGTAATTCATCTTTTGCTACAGAGAACGATAGTTACGGGGGGACGATTTAGTGCCTACAGTTCCTTATAAAATTGATGGTAAACGAGTTGCTGGTGTAACGACGAAGATTGGTCGTTATAAAAGTGCTGACTCATTAATTCATTGGGCATGGCAATGCGGAATGAACGGTTTAGATTATCGTGAAGAAAAGAAAAAAGCTGGTGGCATAGGTACTGACCTTCATAATCTTGCAGAAGAATACATTAAAGGCAATGAACCATTTGTATCTAAAGACCCTGTGGTGCATCATTGTTTTCAACAATTTTTAGAATGGTGGAATAATTATGATTGTGAAGTTATTTGGACCGAGAAAACATATACAAATAAAAAATTAAACTGTGGTGGATGTCCTGATCTTTTGGTTAAAAAAGATGACAAGTATATTTTAATAGATTTTAAAACTTCTAAAAATATGTACGGGGACCACCTTATCCAGCTTGGTGCCTACAGTGAATTAATTAAACTTGAAGATGGTATTGAAGTAGATGAAGCTATTATTGTTCGTTTTCCTAAAGACGATGATCAAACACAAATAAAAAAATATTCTAAAAAAGATTTAGCCTTGGGTTCAAAACAATTCAAAAAATATAGTGAATGTTATGAAACCGAAAAATTAATTAATAAAGTAATGAGGAGGAAAGATGACTGAAAAAGTTTTAGAAGCTATTGAGTTAGCTAAAATAGACTTTGAACCACTAGAAAAAAATGGTCAGAATAATTTTTTTAAAACACAACAAGGTGAACCACATAAATTTAGTACCTTGGCAGATATTAACAAGGCTTGTAAAGATGCATTAATTAAACATGGCATTTCTATAAGTTATCAATGTGAATACAATGATGGTTTAAATTTTTTAAAAACTATCATCACACATTTATCTAGCGGTCAATTTATTTCATCAACATCTATCATTGGTCATTCTAATTCCACACCACAGCAAGTTGGTTCAGGTATAACGTATTTTCGTAGATACCATATTCAAGCAATGCTTAACTTAGAAGCTGACTTTGAAGATGACGGCAATCAAGCATCAGGTAAAAATACGAACGAGACATATAAGCAATATAATAAAAGTAATTATGAAAAAAAATAATAAGAATTTATCTGCTGGTACTCCTGACTCTCAATGGCGAGCAGATAATGTTTGTGAGATTATTACCTTTTTCTCACAAGCGGAGTGTGTTTTTTCAGGAGGAATTTGTTATTCACGGGAAGAAGCGAGTTCAACAACACATTCCAAAAACAATTTAACAAGGAGTTATAATGGAAAAGAATAAAGAATTTGTATCGGGTTTATATATTAATGCGCCCAATGTAGAATTTATTGTATGTAAAATAGGAATAGTTGTTCCTCAGTTACTAGAATATTTACAAAATTCTAAAGAAGAAAAAATTAATCTTGATGTGAAACAAAATCGAGACGGTAAATATTATGCTGAAATAAATACGTGGAAAGCAGATCAGGATAATAACCAAAATAATAATCAAGGTAATTACCAGCAAAACAATCAAGGTAATAACCAAGGCAATAATCAAGGTTATAATAATAATCAAGGTTATCAAAATAACAATAACTGGAATAACAGATAATGAGTTTCGGACCTTTTGTTTCCTCCTTTTGTGTTGGGTCCGTCAGATGATACCGCAAGATAAAAATTTTAAAAAAGATTTTTCTTCGGTATTGCTTGATTTAGATGACGTGTTAAAAAAGCATAGCAAAGTTTCCTCCGCTACTTTCTCTTTAGCTATATCAACTTTTTTGACGCGTCACTTAATCAAAACTGCACCAAATGATTACACCGTAATTAGTATTTTATTAGAACCTTATTTTGCTACGAGGAAGCAACAGATACAGGATGCTAAGAAACCTAAGACAAGTAGTTTTAGAAATTACAAAGATGAAAACATATAAATATTTAAGGAGAGTAATTATGAGTATTTTTATAGAATGTGTATTAGAAAAATTGTGGCCAAGTTTTATTAATAAAAAAGATAAGTATAAATGGATAGGCGTTCATTCAATGTCTAATCCTAATCCTAACCACAAAAGATTTACAATATTAAAAAACAATGAGCCTAGACAGTCAAATAATAATAAGTAAAGAACACCAACGCCACGTAGCATCACAACCTTGTTTTTATACTGGTGCTACAGAAGGTGTTCAATGTTGCCATGTTAAATTTCTTGGTGAACGTTACATGATGGGTAAGCGTGTTTCAGATCAATGGACCATACCTATGCATCATTTACTTCACGAACAACAACACCAGCACAATGAATTAGAATGGCATTTGCATCGGTTAATGGTGAGTCCAATGGCTAAAAAATATTGGGCCACTTCCCCTAATAAAAAAATAAGAGATATGTATGAACAACAAAAAATTTTTCTTACCTAATCCATTACCAATAGACAGAGAGTCATTAGCTAAAGCTATTTTTGATGCTAATAATTATATGGGTGAATGTAAAGCTAAAGTTCATTATTTAGAAAAATATACTAAAATAGTTTTTAGCAAATTATGTATTCAAGAAAAAGGTAATAAGACAGGCAAAGAAGCCGAATGGCATGCTTTTAATCATAAAGAATATTTAAAACATTTAAAAGATTTAGAAAAAGAAGAAATAGAATTATTTAGAGCCAATGCGATGGTCCTGCAATTGTCACATCATCAGGATGATCTAAGACAAGAGAAAGCATTAGATAGAGTTAAGATAGAGAAGGGTATTTATGATGTTACCTGACATTAATCATTCTGTATCGCTTAATGATTTAGAAATAGAGTTAGCTAAACAACTAGCCTATCGACGTTACCATGAGTGTGAAACAAAAAATGTGGTGAATAGAAAAATGGCATCACGAAAGACCAATAAAGAAGTTTCTGAGTCAGGAACATTATCTGAAATAGCATTTTGTAAAATGATGAATTGCTATCCTGACTTATCTTATCATCCACGAAAAGGTTCTGCGGATTGTTTTATTGATGGTGTTGCTATTGATATCAAAACAACAAAGATGAACGAGGGTCAATTGCTGGTGACTCCAAAGAAAAAATATGATGGCGGTATAGATGTCTATGTGTTGATGACAGGATTAGATAGAAAATTTACCTACAAAGGTTGGATGAAAAGCGAAGAAGTTTATCAAGATCAAAATATGACAGACCTTGGTTATGGTCCAACATATGCAATCAAACAACAGGAGTTACATGGAAACAACTACAGAAAATAAAGATAGCATTATACGAGACTTAGTTAACGAAAATAGAAAACTAAAAAAAGAAAACAAAGAGTTAACTACACATAATACTTTTTTAACAGAACGATTAGATAGTTGGGCCGATAAAAATTTTACCCTGAGAACAGAGAACGAAAAACTTAAACAAGACCAACCAGAGTTTGCAAAGCAATGAGTGTATTAGCTAGAAGATTATCCTATAAAAAATATAGAGAAGAAAATTATACTAAGTTATTAACTCCAAGTAAGAAAAATAAAGTAGTAAAAAAATGTACTTTATGTCCGTCTAATTATTATTCAGACTCAAAGTTTGATAGATTTTGTGACCCATGTCGAAGAAGGGCAACGGGTATAATTGGTTGAGCGATCAAGAATTAATATTGTATCAAAGGTATTTGAATATCTGTTTGGAGTTAGGTTACACATGGAAAACAATGAAATACGACATAGAGGAAATGGTAAAAAGTGAACGACCCAGTAAATCATCCTGACCATTACACTGCTGGGAAAAAAGAATTCCTAGATATTGCAAAAGATTTTCTATCTAATGAGCAATTTAAAGGTGCTTTAATATTTAATATTTTTAAATATTTATTTAGATATGAAAGAAAGAACGGCATTGAGGACCTACTTAAAGCCGAGTTTTATCTAAAAAGATTGATAAAACTAAAGAAAAACAGGGGGTAATCCCAGTAGATAACTAAGTCCTAATCTAACTATCCCCTGCTTTTTTTCCCGATATTTCACAAATCCTATTGAAATGGTAACATTGTTATATGGTTTGACAAACATAGAACATTTTTATATTGTATGTAATACCAAGAAAAATGGTGCCCAAGGGTGGAATCGAACCACCGACACGAGGATTTTCAGTCTCATGGCGAGGGGCAAGAGTCCTGCTTAGACATCTTTTTTCTTGGTAATAACACAAAAGGAAAAAAAATGAAATACACGAAAGAATATATTAAGAAGGATGGCACTAAGGTTTTCCATGTTTGTATTAGGATGCAAGGCGTAGAAATCTCTGAAAAATTTTTTGATAAAACTATAGCGGAAAAGTTTATTCATCATACTATTACAGACATAGATCGTAAGAAGCTGGATACTTACTCAGAAAATAAATGCTTTAATGAGTTAGCTACTTTATATGAAAATGAAAAACTACCTGATCTTGCCGATGAAATGGCACAGATACGTATGGTAAGGAAGCTGGTAAGTGATTTTAAATTGTTATTAAATATAAAAGAAGGTCCTTTATATTTAACAAAAAAAATTGTTAAACAATATGTTACCAGTAAAAAACATTTAGCACCTACCAGTATTCATAAGCGTGTTAATCGTATTAAACAAATTTATGATCATGCTATTGAAGAACATGAAATGCGAATAATTAATCCTGCTGTGGAGGTGAAGAAGCCAGTTACAGGTGATGATGCGCGCGATCGTCGTCCATCGTTTTACGAATTAAAGATGTTGTGTAAGCACGGGTCATCTGAGTTATGGTCCAGCGTTAAGATTGCCATACTAACATGTATGCGTAAGGCGGAATGGATTAACCGTGAATATAAAATTGAGAAAACCAAGAATGGTTATTTGTTAATTTTAGATGCACATAAGACAGTGAAACATATTGGTAAAAGAAAAATACCAATACCGACAAAGGCTTATAACTTAATGATGCGTAATGACTTACCTAGTTATGATGCATTAAAGAGTCAGTGGCAACGATTGATGGCTAAGTTACAGTTTGATGATCTGCGTTTTAATGACATGAGACATGAAGGTATAAGTCGTTTGTTTGAAAAAGGTTTTCAAATTCCTGAGGTTGCTTTAGTTAGCGGTCACAAAGATTGGAAGATGCTTAAACGTTATACTAATTTACGACCTGAGAACCTTCTAAAAAAATTAAATTAATTAATTGTTTGTCTCGTAAATAATTTTGTTGTGCCTTCTCTTTTGTCATGTTGTCTCGACGTGACAAATGAGTAGGTATAGTTTCATCACATTGACCACACCTATCCATAGCATGAACATGACCCCAAGGACCAACACCATCAGGTGATACATTTAATTGTGATTTTAAATGTGTCGACTTACAACTAGGACAAATAAATTTTTTATGCATATTTACTTAATAAACCATCATCTATCATATTTGTTGGTGCTTTACTAAGATTAATTATATTTTTTATATTACTATCGTTTATCATTTGTCTTAAAAACTTAACAAATTCTGGTGCCATTTGTTTTGCTTTAGCAGGATTGATTAAATACATTTTAATACTGTCTGCCATTAGTTCCTCTGGTTTATTTAAGTAATCTAATTGATTTTTATTTTGCCAACTTTTAGGACGTAAATCTTTTGACATTAAAATCATTTCATTAGTTATATTAGATTTAGGATTATCTTTTAAATAATTAGCATAAACACTTTTATAACTTGTCATATTACCTATCAAATGACCAGTCTCATGTTGTAACACATCCATAATTTCATCTTTAGGCAACATTTTTACATTAGGTTTGCCATCTTTATATTTTACAATTTGATTATTAATACCTAATCGTTGACTAATACCTAACATGTTTCCTTTTGCATCTTCCTGAATTAAAGCGTCAACAAATCCTCTATGAGTTGGATTGGATTGAAAATATTTATAACCTGAACCATATTCATCTGATAGTATCATGGCTAATCTTTTTATTTCATAATCAGTTAATCCTATGTCATCTAATTCATTTATTTTAGCAGAAGAATAAACATCATTTGCTAATGGGTCTTTTTTTCCTGAAACAAATCGTGCATTAATAACTCTACCCTCTGGGTCTAATGTTACAATGTTAGGTTTATAGTCTGGGTCAATGGCTCTTATATCTTGTAGATCATATTCCATTCTTTTATCTAATTTTTCATAGATACCTCTTGTTTGCATTAATTCGTTTTTTCTATTACTTTCTAATAAACTAAAAGGTTCAGACTGTTCACTAATAGCTTTGTACTCATTACCTACTGCAACTTTTTTATCTATGCCTGTAACATTATCTGCATAAATCATTGCATCAGAAGTAACAGTTTCAAAGTTAGGGTCTTTATTAAGTAATGACTCATCAAATAAAATTACTTTTTGATCGGCAAAAGGTCTTTCGTTCTGGGGAATAAAGTCAGGGTCATTTACTTTTGGTACTGTACCATCTTCACGTCGCATTGATTTATTATAGTTTACCCATGCGTTTTGAAATAATGTTTCATTAGCTAATGCTGGAATAGATGCATCACTATACATATTAGCATGTGATCTAAATGCATTGTACTCACCTTTAGGACCAAACTGAAAACCATTTGGTGTGTGACCATAAAAATCATGCACAATACGAAAGACATCATTCATTATTAATTCTTGTCCGTCTAATATAATTCCTGATGGTTGTGCTAATGGGTGATCGGGAGGAAGATCATCTAAATTAGTTTTTAAAAATTTTAAACTTTTATTATTAGCAACATCATTCATCATGTGACCTGATGATACGTAAGGTTCTGGTTTACCTTTACTAGCATTATAAACAACAGGAACAATACCATTATCAATCATGTGTTGATATTGTGCTAATGTTTCATTTATTAATGTTTCGTAAGATGCTTGTATTTTAGGATGATTAGGTTGATGCTTGGCCCCTTCATAAAAATCAGCTATCTCTTTTAAATAACTTTCTGGTGCATCAACTTTATTTGTAACTAATTGTTTAGGGTTATTAATATTCTTATTGTACGATAAATATAATTGTTGGCTAAATTGATTTGGTTGTGTTCCAATCTTTTCAACAATTGCTTCGACAATTTCTTTTGGTGGCTTCTTACCTTGATTGGCTCTGAACCACGGTTGAAATTCTGATAGTGTAGGAAAAGCAAAAACACCTTCAACTAAATGACCATAGAATTGATCACCAAACTCGTCGGGGTCCATACTCCCACCTGAATTATACATAAGCTGTGATGTCTTAGCTTGCCAATCTTCAGGAAGCATTTCGTACACCCCTTCTGCTGTATCACCAGCAAAAGCAAAAGGTAAATTTACTGCACCCATTAAATAATTAAAACCTTGTTCACCTGTTTTTAATGTGCTTCCTAATAGTCCTTTATTAAATTTTTGCATGCCACCAATAACAGGATTATCAGAAAATTCTTGGCCAGTAATAGTCTTGCCTGTATTTACTCCTAATAAATTATTAGTAAAAGGTGTTTCGCTTGCGCCTTGAAATCCTTTTATTGTTCTTAAATCAAGAAGATTGTCGGCCATGAATATTGTCTTGCAAAAATTTTAGGAACCAAGGATTATCTTTAAAGACAGTCATCAGTCCATTGGTTACTGAGTTAACAACTATTTCCTCGTTGCTATCTACACATAATACATTTCCATCTACGGTGAGAGAATGTTCATACACCACTGCATGTAACACTTCATGGAGTAGTGTATTCGAAAAATCGTTTGGCGTTAAGTCTTGTTGTATTTCTATCTTGTTTGCTCGGTGTTGGTATTCCCCATAACAATCAGTTTGTTTTGTGAAATCAGAACGAACAAGGTCAATGGCGATGTCCTTGTATCCAACTTTTATTTTTGGAGGACACTTCATTTATAGTAATCCTACAAAATACATTACGATTATAATACCTAAAATAATAATACCTATTTGATATTGTTTTTTTAAATCTTTAAACCAATTCCAATATTTCATTTTATCTCCTATTTTTTAAAAAATTTAAGTGCCGACTTTGTGCCATAGCTAGCCGATACAATAGCGCCCCAAGTATAAAAATACCATTGAGGTACTGAGTCTTTTAAAGCTAGAAATCCAGCTTCAACGTAAACTTGTAATGGTGGTATCCAAATCATTACCATTGGAATAGACCATAAAATTAAAATCCATTCATCTTTAAAACTATCTTTGGCACCTTTGATAGCTTCAACATCATATTGAATTTCACCTGAGATTTGTTTTTTTAAAATGTCTGTTTCCGCATTTATCTTTGTAACCTTCTGTTCTAGTTTGGCTTTTTTAGTTTGAACATATCCGCCAACTGCATCTTTAACAATTGAACTAACAGGTCCTAATAACAAGTTTAACATAAATAATTTTTCCTTTTTGTAAAAAAAATATCCACAGGATAAAAAAAAATATTTTTTTAAGCTATGCTTTAAATAATTTTTTTGTGTTTAACGGTAACTCCTCATTTATTAGGTATAACATTGTTACATGTATAACAGCGTTTTTGACTTTAAACAAAAAACATGATATGATGTTTTTAAATAAAAAGGAGTAAGACCGATGTATAAATTAATTGATTGCGGAACTTATGTTTGGTTCGTCAAAACTGATCGTAAGTACCATCATTGTATTTACAGTGTAACTGGTGAATACAAAAAAGTTAGGCGTGGCAATCCTGCTACACCTGTATCTCAGAAAATGAGATTAGCATATCTTATGGGTTGGCCATTAGAAACTGCTGGATGTACTTTAAATAAAAAGAACGCAAAATTTTATTTAAAATTATTTAAAGCAATTACTAAGACTGCACGCATAAAAGAAATCATAAAACAACTAAAGGAGGTAATATGAAAAAAGATAAAAAAGAAATACAATACGTAGGTCTTATTTTTATTGGTGGTGGTTCAACTTGGTTTCAAGGTTCTGACATAGGTCATGTTTCAGTCAAATGTGCAAGATTGTGCAAAAGAGATTGGCAACATTTATTTAAGTTTAAAAGAAATCATGTATTCCCAGTAAACATTTATGATATTTCAGAAATCAAAGATGAATGGTGTTTTGATTATATCAATGGTTTGCATTGTGTCGAAACTAATAAACAAATTAAATTATTAAAAACTGTCTATGCTTGTTAAGGAGGTAATATGAAAAAACAATTAAAATATAATTATGTATCTGAACATCTTAGAAAAGATGCTATGAAACAAAAGTTTAAACATTCTGATATTACAGAAATGAATTATACCATTGAGATAGATGACATTACTGGCATACAAAAAAAGATAATTAGTGTATCTGCCGATGGTCCTAAAAGTTTAAGTAAACTATTAAGGATAGGTTAATCTATATCCTCGTAAAAATGATGAACCCCTATCTTTGTGATGGGGGTTTTCCCTTCTGCCCACTTAGGTTCACTAATATAATCTGCATAGTAATGAGTAGCTTTACCGACATTACTATCGTGCAATCCATCTAAAACATTATTCGCTATATCAACAAAGTCTTTTATATCTCCGTGAGTAAGCTGTTCCATTTTTTCTTTGTTCGGGTCATTCTCATTCCAACAAGAGAACTGCCATTTCTTTTTGCATACACCTTCTAAAGTATCTGCACTAAACCATTTCTTAGAGTCTAATCTATTTTTAATGACATGAGCAATTGCGTATTGCCCTTCTTTGGTTTCACCTCTTGACTCACCCCATATTGTTTGAGCCATTACTAATCTATCAGACTTGTCCATTCCATTCCCCTTGTTCATTGAGATACATTGGTTGTATCATTGGTGTTTCGTTTATCAACATACCTACTGATAAAATTGGTCGCTTAATAAATAACTTTTGGTATTTCATTGCTGGTGCTTTTGGATTAATTAAACAGCCAGTTGACATGGCAAAGTTTAAACTTGTCGGTGAGGACCACCAACTTATATTTGACTGGGTGTGAAAATGTCCCGTGATTAATGAGCAAGATAATTCTTTTGAACTACTTAATACATTAGACTTAAAGTTATGTGTTAAAAATACTTTGTGTTTGCTTGGGAGAGTTAAGATGTATTTGTCGTGCCATCGCCAGTTTGCTTTTATGTCAAAGATGTCGTTTAAATCTTTGAGCATGCTTCGAGGAATACCAAAGCGTTCGGCCTTACGTTCAATGCGTAGATCGTGATTACCTTTAAGTATATCCATATCAGGAAATAACTTTTCCAGCTTTCGTATTTCTTTTGTTGCTTTACTAACTTCAAAAATAGGTGACTCCACCTCTGGGTCACTTGGTCTTTCTACTTGCACAGATGCTAAATCAAAAATATCTCCGATAGAAAACACTCTAGTAAATTTCCATTTCTTATGTAACTTTGCTAGAAAGTTTATCGCTTGCG